AACGAGGATCAAGGACACCACCCATTGTTGTGAAGTCAAGTGACAGCGTGGAGCCATCGCCAAGACTATTCATCGTCAGCATGTCACCCATAGCACCGCGAGACATGGGACGGTGGAAGCGGCCGAGTTTTGATCTCATTAGATGTATCCGTAGAATGCGCCCATCTTTGGGGTGCTTGTGTTTGTTCCCTTGAATTGCAACATGATGTACTGATGACCAGTTGTGTCAATCAATGCTTCGGCAGGTTCAACAAGCGAGGCTGTTCCAGTTGCAGGGGTGTACAGATTCACGGTTGGGTAGCCAGCAACAGCAGTCAACTTGCTAAACCAATAATGAGTTACACCGTCAACAGAAAGTGAAGAAACCGTTCCGGTAGTCAACTCCACCTGGATCTCAGCAATAACCGAAGGAATGTAGACAACCGTTCCTACTGTCTGCGTGTAAGTGGTGTAGCCAACAACGCGGAAACATCCACCCGTAAAGTTGGCGTTGGTTGGCGCAGTGGTCGTTGTTGAGCAGAACGGCTGAATACGCAACAGACTTGGCTTGTCGCCAAGATTGCTAGGGATCAGGAAGTTCTGCCCAGTAGTGGTAGGTGCAGTAACCGTAGGTTGCACAACGGAATACGCACCACCGCTAGTAATAGCAATAGGGCCTGTCGTTAGGTAACTTGGCTTTTCAGTAGCGATAGTAATGTCTTGTGGCATGGGTTTCCTTTAGGTGAATACGCGAATGAAGAAACTAGCAGCGAGGCTCATGCCGGCTCCAATAGCCGCTGACCAACCGAGCATGTAGCCGCGTGAGTATTCAAGAGATCGGATGCGCTCGTCGTGTTCCTTCAGAGCAGCCGAGTGTTGAGTGTGCATTGAGAGCAACGAATCCACCTTGCCTTCTAGGCGACCAATGGCGAGAAACAGTTCTTCGTTGTGGGTGGAGGTCATGTGGTTCTTTAGCAGTCGGTTGCGTTCAAGAACTCAGGGAGCGTCTTCAAATGCAGGTAGGCCTGTTTAATCGGGTTCTCGCCTGTGATGTCATAGGCGCACACAAACCCGTCATCGCCAAATGCAGGGAATGAAACATCCTTGTACGCACGGACGCGGAAAGTCATTGATGCGTTGGTAATCAACGAAATGCTTTCAACGCGGTGGTATGCGTTTGTTGCTTCAAAGCCCTGCGGTGATGTTGTTGTCTTTGAGAGTGCCATGTTGTGTTCCTTATTACTTTCCAACCCAGCCAGTATTCCCGGCTCCTGATTCTTTGACATACAAACTAGTACCAGCACCGCCATCGGTTCTCATAAACAGACTTCCGACAGATGCTGTAATCGCACCCTCGGGCGTTCCTGTTCCTGAATTGATCTTTGGCCCTGTCTTTGATTGCAACGAACCATCGGTATTCATAACCCATTGCTGCACCGAGTTAATTAGGAATTGATGAACGCCCGTAACACCAGCAAGATATTGAATAGATGCGCCAAGAACATTGTTGATTTGCAAATTATTTGCGGAACTCAAACTCACAGATATTCTGTCTGAGATTAAACCACCAACTTTTTGAAACACATATCCGCTGCCAAAGCCTGTGTCTTGGATAAGTGTCTCACCTACAAATCTTGTTTGTCCGCACGATCCACCAGTACTATTTACAATAAGTGAGTTTGAGCAATTGCTCATTGCAACTGTTCCACCAGCCATTGTTGACTCAAATGTAATGGTGCTGCCGGTTGTTTGGATTACTTGAGAGAAGTTTGAAAAACTTCCACCAACAGAAATGTTGGCGCATCTTGCACCACTTACTGTAAATCCACCTGCGCCAGCGGATACCGCTACGGATCCCGTAAGTTTTCCACATTGAATCGAAGTCAACAAACTTGCGCCAGTATTTGTTAATAGAATTCCACCGTTAAATGTTCCAGTAGTAATTCCGTAAAGCCAATTGTAAATAGATGCGGCTGCTGTACTTCCAATTTCAATGCAGTATCCGGTTGCAGTAACGTCACTTGTTTGCCAATTACCGTTTGTTCCAATAATTTTCTGACCACTGCCAGTAGCAAGCAACGCCCGTCCTTCTGCCCATACAGATCCGCAATTCAAATATGAACAGTTGTTTCCACTTGTTACAAGGTTGTTCCCAGTAAATGCTGGCGAACTTGACGTTCCACCGTAAAACAATAAATCTTTAAATGTCAACGATTGACCCGTACATGTAAGCAACGGGCCGTTTGCATTCTTCATTAGGAATGCTTGACCGTATCCATGAAACGATTGCGAGTTTGTTGACTGCGTTAAATTGTTGACACGGTAAGTGCCTTCGGGAAACACAATGTTTTTGCCCGTATTGATAGCCGCCTGAATCGCAACCGTATCATCGGTTGTGCCATCACCAACCGCGCCAAAGTCTTTCACGCTCACCGTGTCGCGGAACTTCGTCAGCGCGGTGCGCTGGACTGCGCCCGTGCCGGCGGCTAGGAACGTGACTTGCTCGGATGTTGGCTTGGTGTTGGGCATGGGGAGTCCTTAGCAGTCGGTGGCAGTGGCGAACTCAGGCAAGTTCTTGATGTGTCAATTACAAGGTAAGGTTTGTAAAGTTCAAATAATGAATCGCTACCCGAATTACACCACCAGTAAATGCAGAAGTCTTTGACGTAATCAGCAAGTTTGTAGCACTTGCATAATTAATTGGCGTAGTTGCGGTGCTGTTTGTTACAGCAGTTACCGTAGTGCCTTGGGTGATAGTAAAGATACTTGCGTATCTAGTCAGGTCGGCAGCAACACCAATTTCAAATCCGGTCGCTCCAGTAATTGCGGTTGTCACAATTGCCGACACACCAACAACAACAGCACCTGCTGGAATAGCAGATGTCAGCGTAACTGTTGCGCCTGACAACGCGGCCGTATCAACAATCTTTGTAATGACCGCAGCGCGGCTACCCTTAATTTGCGTGTTGTAGAAAGTTTTATTTGTTAACGGCTGAAATGCTGGGTCGTAAATTGTGCAATCTGTAAAACTTGCTGCGCTGTTAAATGGACTATCAGATGTAGAAGTACTACTTCCACGCAATTGCGTTGACATTAAAGACACCAAACTAGTGGCGTTTGTATACAAATTAAACGGAGTTGCTGTTCCAAAGTCGCAGTTTTTAATAGAAGACGTACCAATTAGACCCGGAGCAACATAATAAAACCCACGGGTCTTAGCACCGGAGCCTGGGTAATACTTAAATCCACTGATGTCTAGGCCTTGAACTGTTCCGTAATTGCTTCCGCTAGAATATGCAAAGACGTATATTTCGCCGTTTGCACTATTTTCTGCTGTTGTTTGGGAACTACGGTCAAGCGTTCCAGTGACCTTGATGTTCTTAAAGAAGAACGTCTGTTCCCAATTGTTTGGGTAACTTGGTTGGTAAGGTGTAAAATTATTGTAAAGACCAAATGCGGAAATTTTTGATGCAATAGTATCTGAAGACTTTACATACAAGTCAAAGTTAAGATTCTCAAACAAAGTCCCAGCGTCACCGCGAGACATAGAAATAACAGAACAAAAACTATTATCAATGTATATGGTGCTGCCTAAATCATGTGCAACAATATCAAGGTCTGAACATCCCCTAGACGTTCCTGTTGGATAGCCTTGATTGTTTGTAGTTGCGTCTGTAATAAGAACTTGGCTTGGCGCAAGGTATTGGTTCTTGAAGTACGCACGAACGCGTCCACCACGAACGCCAGCAAGATACGCAGAGCGGTGACTGCTTTCAGCATTTAATAGTAAATCTACGTTGGTTGCTAAATAAAATGCAACTGGATAGCCGCATTCAAACGTGTTCAAAGTAGCACGAATGTTGTTGTTTTCACCCTGCGTGTAATCAGTGTAATCACCAGCCCGAATGCCATATCGAAGATATTTCAAGTTGGCATTAATTGAAATGTTAGAGCAATTCGTTGACAAATTGACAAACGTAGCACCTCGATAACCAACGCCAATTGTTGGATCTGACTTGCTAACAATTGGTTGACCTTCGTAACTAATGCCTTCAATGCTAATGTCTGTGCATGAAACAAATTGAAAGACAATGCTCAAAGGTTCAGTGGCGTATGTGCGACTGTCATACAACTTTGCACCGTCACCAGTAATGCGAATTTTGTTGTTACTGGTGTAAGTGACCATTGAGGTCGATTCAGGCCAAGTAATCAGGTATGTTCCTCGCGGATAAAAAACGCTTGTACTAGCAGCGTGTGCCGCTTGAATAGCAGCCGTGTCGTTTGTCACCCCATCCCCTACCGCGCCGAAGTCCTTAACGCTGACAACGTCGCGGAACTTAGCCTGAGCGGTACGCATCGTCGCGCCCGCGCCGGCAGGAACAAAGGTGACAAGCGAGGAATCTGTTGTACCAATCGCCGATGTCAGGAAGTTGACAACCTCAATGTTGTCAGTTCCCGCGACCGGGGCTGCGCTAAACGTCAGCGTTGTGCCGGCAATCGTGTAGGTGTCGCGCTGCTGATAGATGCCACCAATGAACACCTCGCAGGAGTTGCCAAGCGCACCGGGGTCTGAAGCAAGCGTGAACGCCACCTGCGACCCTGTGCCGCTGAACTGCTGACGGGTGATTGAGGTAGGCGAACCAGGCGATCCTGCCGTGACCACCGTTGGCTCGCCCGTTGCGTCAAACACAAGGAACGAGTTGGCGCGAGCGGCTGCGGTTGGCAACTCCATGTCAAGGCTTAGGCCGTCAGAGATCGGGATCTTGATAGACCGTGTCAATTCGTCAGCCATCTGCTGAATCTGAATCGTTGCCCGGTCGAGCGCGTCCGTGATGACTTCAGGGTAGAAGCCACCCTGGTTGGTCAGGTCGGTCGGTTGCAGGTTCGCAATATCCGAGGTAATGACCATCGTGAACCCGGTCGCCAGTACGGCAAGGAGCGTCACGTTGCCACCGGGATTGCTGTCTTGGTCGGTGTTCAATGACACCGTGTAGTCGGTGTTCAATATCAGCGTGGACTCAAGTCCCGTTGACGAGTCAGCGCGAACAACTTGCAAGTTTGAAGCGGCAAATATCTTAAAAGCGTACGGGAATACAGTTGCTGTGCCTGTGCCTATAAACGGCCCAGCGATTCGTACTGTTGAACTAATCGTCATGGGACTTGGCTCCTAAAGGTTGCTGAAAGAATATTCATTTGCATGTTCCATACGGGTACTATCACTTCTTCTTACTCTCTGCGCTTGGCACTCCAGTGATCAGTCCGCGCATGTAGTCGATTGCTCCGGTCGGCTCAATCTTCCCGCGTTCGACTTCCATTTGGTAACCGATTGGGCGACCAAGGACAGACACGGGAACTCCGGTTGCATTCGTAATGAGTGTCAACACATCGCGCACGTTCCTGCCCGTGAGTTCCTTGTCATCGGACGCAAGGTTGACAACTGCCTTGCCAACGCCAACGGTCGATGCCTCAAGCGAACCAATTGATGGGCTGCTTGTGATTCGATCGTCATATGTCCGAGCGGTGAATCCTGCGGCGAATGCTGTGTACGCGGCAGACCCAAACGGAACCATTGCCGCACCCGCTCGTACCTGGCTACCAAAGAACCAATCGGCGACATCGTCGAGGTATCCATCGTCATCATCGTCCCACCCAGCACCGAGGGAACGAGCAATAGCGTCTGCCACCAAGGTGGGGGCAAGGAACCCAAGCATGTAGATTGACACCAACTTGCCCTTGTTGCCGCGCCAGCCAAGGTCGCGCAACACCTTGACATACTCGTCAGTATTCAGGTTGGCAAGCATGTTGAAGTAACCCGTGAACTGCACGAAGGTCTTGTAGAACGGCGAGCCAACCTCAAAGGCTGCAACGTCCTCTGCCGACATGCTTCCCTGCGTTGAACGGACGGCAGCGTCAGCCTGTTGGATAGCCTCGGCCTGTGCTTCGCTGTCAGAAAGAGTAGTACCAATTTCTGACAGCACCTGGTTGTACTTGCCGTTCCAAGTCACGATGTCAACGAAGTTCTGAAACGCTGACTGTAGGAAGTATCCGTGATGCTGCGACCACTTCTGAATCTTGTCAAACTTGCTAGGGTTCAACAGCAGGTCGTTCATCTGATCTTGGATCTCAAAGATCTGCGAGTGCATGCGCTCGTTCATAAACGGAGACAGGCCGGCAATAGCCTCGGCGGTCTTGCGTGGGCTTGCAAGGTAAGTAAGCAGCGAGTCTTTCAGCGCACCCTTGGACACCTTGAGCGCAGACGGGAACAACCCGGTGACCTGCTGCAATGCGTTTCGCAGGTTGGCAAACATGATTGACATACCCGTGCGTGAGCGCAGGGTGCGCCAGAAGTTGTCAATGACCTTGTTCCTACCAGGCTCGTTTGTTGACTGACGGGCGGTTCGGTTTAGCCAAGGCAGCAACATAAACTCGACAACGGTCGGGTCAATGCGGCTTAACTTGTCAGCAAACCCACGGTTGTTGACGATGCGTAGCGCGTCCTTGATAGCCGGTTGGATGTTGGCAAATCGCAACACATCATCAATGTGCTTCGCCATCAACCGTACGTCGAGGCTCAGTGGCTTGTTGTACTCAACGCGACTCTTGGTGAATCCCATGCCTGTACTTGGCATAGATGACCGGAAGTCTGCGTCAAGTTCCTCGGCCTTCGCCTGACGCTGTGCGTCACGAACAATTGCCGCGTCTGTCTTTGCAGGAACGTACCCACCTCGGTATGTGCCGAACGTGTTTGTGAACTGCGTTGCTTCGACTTCCTTGAAGTAGTAGCCGTACAGGTCGCGGTGCGCCTTCTGCGCGATTGGCTTGATTTCCTCGTTGAGATCCCACACCGATTGCAAGAAGTCAAAGTCCTTCTTTGTCAACACGCCCTCGGCAATCATGCGCTGAACAAACGAGTCCCATCGTGTTGTGTCAAGAGTTCCGTCACTGTTGAGTGAACCCCATCCACGACCAACTAGCAACTTTTTGTAGTTACTCTCGTTACCAGTGTGCAGCATTGCGCCAAGCAGTTCAGCCTTGCCAATGCCACCGTTACCAACGCCGAACGTGTAGTCGATTTCCGGTGATGTAATCTTGCCAACAGGCAATTCAAGTGTGCTAACAAGGTCAACAAACCGCTTGACGTAGTTGTTGCGGTCTACTCGGTACGCGTTGACAGCGTCCTTCACAGGCCGATAGATGTACTTGGTAAACGCACCAACGCCACCAGCACCGTCCGTTGCGTCTGCCCAGTTCTCGACTCGGCGCAGCAATGCCTTTGCGCTGTACAGGTGAGCAGCAAACTTCTGCTTGGTTGTCAGTGCGCTCTTCTCGCCTGGTACGGTTGTTGGTACGCCGATCTCATTCAGTCGTGCGTCGAGTTCTGACAACACACCATCAAGCGCGATCTTCTTGCCGGCAACGGTGATTTGCTTGTCACGCCGTGACTGCTCCCACAAAGCGTCAACGACATCGCGCAACATGCGGAAGTCGTTCATTGTCATCTGCGTGTAGTCCGGCAAACCAGTACTTGCTTGATCAATCAGCGGTTTGATCGTTGCATACATCTCAGGGTTGTATGCCTCAAGTTTTGCAATGTAATCGGCAGGGTTCTTGCCAACCTTTCCAAACCCGTAGTACGACAGGATTGCCCGTGCAGCGTCAACCAAGTCCATGTTGCGCGACTTGGCAATCTTCTCGTCAGAACCAAAGAACTTGCGGAAGTCCTTGAGTGCCTTGTCAACTTCCTCAAGCGCAGCGGTAGAAACCTTGACCAACTGGTTCTGAACTACTTGCGCTTGCTTGGCGCGAATGACCACCTGTGCCGGCTCGCGGTTTCCGTACTTTGCCGCGAACGCGTCCTGACGATCCTTGGCAGCGGTAGCAGCCTGGTCGCCCTTCTTGGTGGCTTCGGCAACGGCAGTTGCCTCGTCAACCCCAGCAGCGATCTGCTCGTTGTAGGAACGGGTGTAGGAGGTCTTACGAGCCTGTTCAGGAGTCTGACGCTGTTTGTAGGCATCGGCAGCATCTCGTGCTGCACGAGCCTCTGCGGCGGCGTAATTGCTCGGTCTGATGTTCTCAATCTTCTGTGCGTTGACAATCGTGTTAGCAGCCAACCGCGCAGCGTCGGTAATCGCACGGACAGGGCGAGTAGCACTAGCAACAAATCGAGCCTCAACACCAATGAAACGCTCGCGAGCCTCATTGTGCAGTGCCTTTTGTACCTGCATCTCCATCTCGGCAGGGGTGTTCATGTCCCCGTACTCGGCAAGCATGCGAGCGTCGAGCCTACTGTCAACCTCTTCCTTGACAGGCTTGGCAGCAAGAAGCGCAAGAACCAACTCGTCACCGCTCTTGAAACCAAACATCTCGGCAACCATGTCGGGGTGCAAGCCATCTTCTGACAGCATTCCAAACTTGCCATATCCCAACTTAGACAGGTTCTCGGCAGGGATCATCGACTTGACAATCGCTAGGTTTAACTTGTACTTGTCGCTGAAAACCACCATTTCGCCGTTTGCCACTCGACCCTTGCCAGTCTTGAGGACTGACATTGCCATGTACACAGGCTCGGCTGCAACCTCCTCAGCAATGTCGTTACGCATCTTGTCGCGGATGTCGTCGTGCTTGGCCTGCATTTCCTTGAGCAGTCGAGTACGGGCGTTTGACAGCCACTCCATCTGACGGAGACTTGCCTTGGTCAAGTCAGTCACGGACTGGTCGTGCGCTTCCTGCACCATCGCCTGGTACGCAGCCCACCGTGCATCGTCGTATCCGGACTGCTCTTGAGTCAAGAACAGCGGTGTCATGTTGTTGACAGACTCCGCGTATTTGATTTGCTTCTCAGTTGCCAACATGCGATCCATCACCCCCCGAATCTCGGGTGTCAGCATCGGCAGGTCTTCGCCAAACTTCTTACGGTAAATGGCGTTGAGTTCATCGCGAATATTCTTGTAAATTGCTCGTAACCAAGCAGAGAATCGGTCGAACACACCCTGCATCTCAACGCTCGGCGACTTGCCTTCAAACAAATAGATTTCGTGGTTGTAAGCAAACGCCTCCCAATACTTGCGTTGCTCCTCAAACGTCATGGCATTCCACGCCGCAAGGTCTTTAATGCCAAGCCAGTCAAATATGATTTGCAAGTCAGCCGTGATTTGAGGAGGCGCACCAGGCTTGTTGGCGATATTGACATATGTCGCCATATAGAAATGTGCCATCTCATGCAGGTATGACGTTAGATCAGCAGCAGTGTTTAGCGTAACAATAAAGGTGCTGAGGTCAATCGACGCACGCGGCTTGCCGGATGGCATGGCTTGGAACAACTGCTTGTTGATTACATTGATTGCGTCAGACTGTGCCTTGACCGCGTTGTCGTATTCAGTTACCGATTTACCATCGGTTGACTTATACAAACCCATGTACGCGTCATCTCGCGCCATAAACACAACATCAGGTTCTCCGTTATTAAACGCAGAGAATGTTTGCTTATCCCATCCTTCAGGCTTGAACTCGTCGTTCCATGCCATTCGTGATGCAACCACAAACCCATGCGGTGCATAGAAGTGTGCCAGCACCGTGTCGAATGCATCAAGTTTCGTTCCACCTGCGGACACTGCCAATTCAATAAGCGCACGGCCGGAATTGTTTGCCGCAAACACCGAAACAATATCGCCGTCCGGCTTAACAGCAACGCCGGACTTGGCATCTGCCGACAAGAACAATCGCATTCCGCGATATTCCTTTGGCGTGTAAACGGCAACCGCTGCACCAAACGGTGACGCTTGCTTGTTCTCAATAATTGCAGCGTGAAATCTTTCCGATGCCGCTGCGGTATTGCCTAGTTCGTAGAAGGTTGGAGTTGCGTTTCCGGAACGCTTATACAGTTCAGCAAGACCAACACCAGCGACATACTCGCCGACAATTGGAACTCCTAGTCGATAAAGCCCTTCAGTATCTGCAACTGTTTGTCGCTCATACGAGAAGTGAGTGTCGAAAATTCCTTGCTGTCGGTTGAGTCGGGCGAACTTTGTTGCTGACCCGCCGGCATAGAACTTTCGTTCAAGGGTGCTTGATCCATCGGGTAGGGCTGGGACTTCCCATTTGCTTGCAATGGCAACCGCATCGGCTGCGGATCTTGCACGATTGGCATTCTGCTCTCGAACAATTTCATCAACAATGCGTTTTCCCTCGCCTGTGCCGCCGGCAAGGTCTGCCCACTTGGCTGCTTGTTCATCAAGTCGCTGTTGATTGACTTCGGGTCTGGTGTACCAAGGGGCATTTGCGCTCTCCGTTACTTTGAATTGTGTCGGAACAACACCGTTCTTCGGCTGTTTGATGTTAGCAAGAAACTCCCGAAACGCCGAAACCGTAAACGAATAGGAGTTACCGGATGGTGTTTGGTACTGGAACCAAGGCATACCGGCCGCATTTCGGTTGTACATCGCACCGTATTCGTACGCGCCGTATTCGCCTTCTTTGCTTGCAACATTGGCAATAGCCTGATCGTCGCCCTTGGCATCGGCAAGGACTGCGGCAAGCGTTCCGTGCGAGGCCTCCTGCTGACTGAATGCAACCCATGTCTCCCAGTGATACCTGCCAACGCTTGCGTCCTGTGGGCGACCAAGTCGTGCGTAAAGATCATAGATCTTCAATTGCAGTTGTCGCTCTAACGCTTCATATACAAGAATTCCACGAACACCCTCAGTAATGTCATTCATTGACGATCCTGAGATCTTCTTGCCCTGCTCGTTCATCGTCCCGTCATACAAATTCACACCAGGGAATCGACCGTCATCCCACAGTTGGCGAATCTGCACACGATCCAACACCATGACATCATCGAACCCGGCAACAAGCAGTGTGAAAGACATAACTTTGTTGTCAATGCCAACGCCCTCGCCAATCTTTGCAAATTCACGACGAATGCTTTGCCCAGTTTGATTAGGATCTGAAAGCATGTCATGCAGGTTTTGCAAATGCGATTTGCCGTTGTCTCCAATCTTGCTCATCTTGAACAAGAAGTCTTTGCCAAAAGCGTTTAGGTTGTGAGTTGCTCCTGCACCTGGAAGTCCACTTCCCTTTGGCGCAGCGGATCTTGCCCACTTGTCATATGCTGGGAAGTCTTCCTCTGAGAATTTGCCCTCAGCGGCCATTCCAATCCACTCGGCAGATTTATCAAATGCATCGATAAACAAAGATTCTTGTCGATATGGGCTGACCCCACGCGACAGGAATGACCACAGAATAAGTTTTGCCGTTGTAGTAACGCTCAACTCACCACTGATGTATGCCGCTCGCAATTCGGCGGCATTTTCAAACCCATAATTTGCGTCATTTATTTGACCTTCAGTAAGTTTGCTGAGTGTATTGAACGAGCCATCTCCATTGATGCCCTTGATAAATGCGTATGGAGGAATCGGAACCTCATCCGATCCAAGCGCATACGCCATCATCTTCGTCCATTCCTCAATCGATTCGCCGGCCGTCGGGAACTTCGCAAGAATCCCATCGACATTGACTAATTGCTTGTCAGCGTTGTTGTTTTTGGTTCCTGTAAGAATCAATTTCTTTGCAGGTATTTCGGCATCGCCAACTACCTTGACGCGGAATGGCTTCCAAAAACCGAGTTTGGGTTCATCGCCAACGCCAACACCTGGCGAATCTGCGCCTGGCTCTGCCTTTGCTGCCTGTTCAAGAACTTGTGGTGCTACCTGCTGGCGAGACAATGAAACCAATGCGCCAATTTCGTCCGTTGATTTTGCTGATCCAAACACATCAATCTTGTTTGAGTCGGTTGTGAAATACAACTTCTCGCCATCGGGCATGACAAACACAATGCCATCGCTGCTGTTGGCAACCATCCGATCCATCGCTGCCTTTTTATTTTCGTAGAACTTCTTTGGATCAGTGACAACCTCAACGGTTGGATTCTCCATCCTGACCTGTGCGCCAAGAACCTCATTGGTTCGCTCAACTTGCGCTCCAGATACCTCGCTCCACAACTCTTTCAACTTGAATTCGTTTGCTAGTCGTGGGAACAATTGACGGTATTCGCGCACCATTTCTTGCGCGGCGTAGTAAACACTCTTGTCATCAGCGACATCGGACAGGCCTTCGGCAGTAAATTCAACTTCGTTTAATTCAGAACCGTGGTAGTCAAAGGAAACCTTTTGCTCTGCTTCTGTCAACTTGCTTTCAATACTTTGAATGCGCTTGTTCAACGCAGCAGCAAGCGCGACAAGTTGATCGTCCTTTACTTGTTCCTTTGTAAACTTTGTCGGCCGCAACATGGCATAACGATTGGATGCTTGTTCTGAATCGTTAGTAAACCAAAACCCCTTGAGCGGGTCGGTGGACATTGGAGCAAATCCAAACCGTGATCGCTCGGCTGCGCCAGTGTCAATCTTTGTCGGATCAAACTTTGTAAACCCACCAGTGCGCGTTCCGTGAAACGCTGAAATTGTTACTGGCTTGCCTTCAACAAATTCATAAGTCTTAGATTTTTCGTCGGTGATTACATCAACTTTAACGGCTTGTTCAAGCATTTGCTGCTGAGTCATTTGCTCCGCAGCAGCCTGGACAGCAGACTCAAATGCCTTGTTTGCGGTGTCCATGTCACCGCGACCGCCAACCTCTCGGTCATACGCTTGTTCCTCACGGAATTGATCTAAAGCGTCTGCAAGTCCTTGCGGTGCTTCGTCTGAATCAATAAGACCCTCAATTGTGTCGGCAAGGTCATTGGTGGTTCCGTATTCTTCGCCGTCTAAATACTTGTTCCATGCTTCGGCAAGAACCGGATAAGACGGCTGCGGTGGCATTGCCGCTTGCTCAAGCGGGGCGGCTGCTGGTGCTGCCTGTCCTTCGCCAACTACCTTTGAGCCATACTTGTTGTGCCAATCAAGCGGAGTCATGTTGAAACGAGCCGACATGACTGTTGCAACAGCAGATGCCACAGAAGCCATTGACCGCGATTCTGACTCCGTGTACCTGCCAGTAGCAACCAATTGAGCGGTGACGCTGTCGGCTACGGCCTGTGCGCTTTGGTCAATAGCAGCGTCAGCCTTCATCAACTCCATTGCCGATTGCTTCATCTCCTCGACAATCTGCTCACGATCTTTGACGTATTGGTTGTTCTCGGCAATTGACATGTCGTTCGGGTCAAATCGCATGTGTTCTTGCAATGCCTGACCAAACGCAAGGTCAGACAGACGGGCTGCGTATACGGATGTTGGAAACGCAAAGTCAATACCGCTCATGCCTTTTGCATCTGCAATCGCCTTGGTCACGCCTGGCAAGATGGTTTCAAGTTGCTGGGCAGATACATTGTTCTTAGCCATTGCCTCGCGCAACTTCTCAATGTCAATGAATAAAGTGTGATTGGCTGTTCCACGCGCCTTCTCTTCAAACCACTCTTGGTATGAGCGCGGGTTGCGACCCTTCAACTTCGATTCTGAAGCGTTCTTGTCAATGTCCTTAAAGAACTGGCGTGTTGCCTTTGCTTTACTGGCGCGGCGAGCATCACTGATGAAGTTTGCGCCGGGGAGGAAAGCACCCATGATTGCCATTCCCTGTCCAACTTCTATGAATGTGTCTACAAATTGCTTTGCTAGTTCGGCGCGACCTTTTTCAGACTTCCACTTCTCCTCGTACAGTGGATCGGTTGCCAACATCGCCATCTCTTGGACATAAGTACTAACAGCATCTTGGGCAAGTTCTGTTCCTACTTCGGTTGTAACGCCAATTCCATACGACTGCAAGAATCGCTTGGTCACATCAAGCATTCCAGTTTGCTTCAATGTGTCAATGACTTGTCCTGCAACCTCGCGCTTAATCAACTTCTTTGCTTCGCCAGTCACAAACTTGAGCGGAAGAATTTCGAGTGCAGCCATAATTGCCCCACCAATTGGTGCAGCAACACGAGCCGTTTCTTCAGGAATGCCATCATCAAGCATGTCAATAAATAGGTTGCCGCCTTCAAGTTGAAATGACTGCACGACTCCGGCAGACATCACTCCCATTCCAGCACCGGCAACCATTCCCGGAACCATGCCAATACCGCCTGTTGGCGCACCAAGCACTAGTCCACCCGCTACTGCGCCGTACAACGCCATCTCTGCTTGCTTTGGAATCGTTGACTCTATGTTGCCTTCAAGCGCACCGAAACTTTCTAAAAACCCACCACTTGCCCGAAGGTCAGCCATTTCCTGTGACTGTTGCGTTGCTTTCGCTCGCAGCGATTCCGGAATTGGAACGCCGCTATACGATGCTGCAAGCATGTCTGCGCCCGTGATACCGCGTTCGGTTGTCTTGTACCCGCGCTCTCGTCCAATCTTAAACTCCTCAATCCATGACAAGTCAGGGTTGATCTGCTCACCAGACTCCATAAGGTTTGGCAGGTCATCGTGCGCTACCGCAGCGAAGTCCTTGTTTGCCAACATACGGGCAAGCACAGGGTCGCGCTTGAACAGGTCAAGTTGTGCCAATCGGTCTGTCGCCAAACGCTGCTCAAGCAACTGCTTGTTGCGTGATGCAATGTCAGAACCAACCCCAGTCTCGTATCCAAGTCGCTGCGCTGCTGCTGCCTCTTCGGCGTTGCCGGCAGCGGCCTTAGAGATTGCCAAGTTCATAGCGTTAGTTTGGTCAGCAACACGCTGACGCGTCTGCTTGGCAATGGTGTCGGCAAAGTCATCGCCCGACGGCACAAAGTCAACCTGCTGCGCCATTGTGTTTGGCAACGCGGCAGATCCGGAACTGTTCAACGGGTCAATAGGATTCTGTGATGGGGCGTACTTGAAACTTGGATCGGTAATGTCTTTGTCCATCATTTAGTTCCTAACTTGCCCATTGTTGACCATGCCTTTTCAATCTGACTTGGAGTTGGATTCCTGATGCCGTCAGCCTGAAGACTTTCAATAACTGCTGCTCGACGCTGGGGTGTAAGCGTCCGCATCTGCCCTTCTAACTCAGAAGGAGTGTAGATGGCGGCTGGCATTGGTTTGCTATCCCAAATCCAACCTGGCTTGTACACGGTGTCAGCAATTGTCCTGTCAATGATCATTTGCTTTTGATCGCGATCTAACTTCTTGCCGCTGTCTGATTGCATCTCGTAAATCTTCTTCTCAACGGCGACACGCATTTGTAACGACTGTTCCTTTGTCAACTCAATCTTTCCAACTGCAAGCGTCGCGTTGATCATGTCAGCATCGACTGTTGCTTCAATGAGTTTTCCGCTACCAACTTGGTCAAGCAGTTTGATAAATGTCTCGTTGGTCAACTTGGACTTGTTGGCAAATACATAGTCACGGGTCAGAATGCTTGGCTTCTCAGCAATCTGAAGCATGATGTCCATGTCGTTTGCTTTGCGCGTGTATCGAAGTGCGTCAGACTGTTGGTCAGGTGTAAGAGCAGCGAACATTGCTGGCGGGATGGCAGCGTTTGGGTCTGCTACTTGCATGCGTGTGACAGACTCAACAACGCGTTGGTTTTCTTGCGCTGCCATTGCGCGATCTTGTGAGTAACGCTGACTGATTCGCTGTTTGACAGCATCCCTGATCTCGCGCCGATCAATTGACCCTGCGATAGCCAGTGCTTCTTGTTCGGTTTGCGGCCGTCGAGCGGCATCCCTGTTCATGGTGGGGTCAAGGGAGTTGACGTTACGAATGTCAATCGGTTCACCATTACGAACGATTCGATACGACACCGGGGTATCACTTCCAAATGATCCAATTGCCTCGCCGCGCTTTAGCCGTTGACCCTCAAACAATTGCGACTTGTCAACGCCTTCAAGAAACACTTCCGATCCGTCATCCATTCTGATCACGGTTTCTTTGCCATCCCTACCAATGACAATGCCGTCTGATGGGCTAACCACAGGAGTGCCAACCTCGGCAGTAATCGACACACCAACAGGCAATGTCTCGCCGTCCTTGCCAGGTCGAGTGACTAGAGTGATTGCCCCGCCCTTCACAGGCGACTCAAAGTTTGCTGTGCCGGCAGGTGTGTCAAGCGTGCCGCGTTCGTAGATGCTGTCGGCAATCTCGCTCGTCATCTGTCGATCACGGTTTGCTGACACCGATGTCAACAGGCTTTGCGCTGCCTTCTCGTCAATGAGTCCGTTCTCTTTTTGACTAACAACGTAATCAAGCGCGGCCTTGTATTCGTCATTAAGCATAAGCCGATTGACAACGCCACCTGTAATAGCAGTAGTTACGCCGCGTTCCATTTCAAGCATCTGAAACGAGTTCAATGGAATGCCAACGCTCTTTGCGTATTCCCGCGTTTCATTGATTGCAGTCATTGCGCTTGCGTTAAACGCGCCAGTTGGCTGACCGTCTTGGTCAACCTGACCGCGTGATTGGTATTCGTTTACAGCGTTACTGATGTAGTTGACTGCGCGAGCCTGTGACTCGTTTGTAGCAAACCGAAATGCTTCTTTGCTCTTGTGATCAAGCATCTGCCCACGAAACTGAGCCATGTTTCGGGAAGTGGCTTGCATGAACATCGCCTTCTGCGTGTCATTTCCAAGTCCATCCATCACCGCATTTGCAGACGCTGACAGCGCGTCCTGTGTTGCTTGGTACTTGGTGTCGGCATCTTTGCCGTACGCGTTGAAGTAACCGTTCTGACCGCGCAGCATGTCTTGCGCCTGTGTCAACCACTGTGTCTCAGCCTGTTTGGCGTTGCCGTCATTCAGGTTGTCCTGCATGATCGCGCCAATGCGGTACTCCACATTGCCGGCTTGCACCAATGCGTTACCAAGTTCAACCGCTTGACCCGCTGCTAGGTTCTGTGCTGGCTGACCAGGCGTTGCCTCAAACGGTGCAATACCCGCTTGTGATGAAATGTCGGCTTGTGGCACAAACGATGTTGGGACTGTTGGCATGGTGTTTAATCCCGTGGATTTTGACGGGTTTGCTGTTGTTATCAGAATCTGCGCTGTGACTGCGCGGCAATAAGTTCATCCATACGACGCTGTGTAGCCCACGTTGACCCAATACTTGAGGCACTACCAAGCAGACTGCTAAACGAACTGGAGTACGGGCTGATTGTGCCAGCGGTAGCCATGAGGTTGTTTGCGCTTGTACCTGCGATCACACCTTGGTTGATGTAGTTGATCCGTTGCGCTCGCGCTGCCTCGGCCTGACGTACGGCGTTAGAACTGATGGTCAACTTGTCAATCTCCTTGATCAAGTCCATGCTTGCGGTGACCTCACGCGCACTGCCGACACCACCCTGAATGCCTCGCGCTGCCATTGACGCGGTAGCCGATGCACGGCGTTGACCTGCACCCATCGTGTACTGACCGATTGCCCGTTCGCCGGCAAGCAACGACTGCTGCGCTTGCATCTCAGCACCGCGAGCGTTAATCGCTGACATCTGCGCTTGGAACCGTTGGTTCTGCGCTTGCATCTTGAGTTGCGTCTTCTGACTGTCAGCGGCGTAGAACGAACCGATTGCGCTGTTGACAGCACCGAACACCGACATGATCGAACCGCCCATCATCAGTGCTTCGCCGCTCGTCCAACTTGTGCCGGCTGCACCGCCAACGGCAGGAAGCGTTGATCCACCCGCGCTGTACCCGGCAGGGGTTGGTGATGAACCGAGGATGTTCATCAGGCTGCTTGACGATGCTGCGTATGCAAATGAACTCATGTCTTTCTCCTGTTAACTGCCGACAACAATCTCTGTGGTAATGCCGACAACGGTCAGCGGGAGCGGGTCGCTCTGCCGAATGTAGATCTGACCGGATTGCGCCCAGGTTGGTGTCATCACAACGCTGACTTCATCGGACTTTAGGGACGGCGGTGAACCGTACGGCTCGGTGGTGCGCTGCTTGACCTCTGTCAACTTGTTCTCGTCAGGCCCGACAAATACACCCGACGATTGGAACACCCGAATCCATGACTGATTGACGTTCTTCACGCGCCCCTGCGCGAATGCGTCGATGTTCAATGCCACTGGCAGGGTCTGTAGGTCGCTTTGGTACGGCAGACCAACGTGAACCACTACCGACGCACGTTCAAGGACTGCCACCCCCCCGGTCACCACCACCTGCGGCATGACCGCCCCGTCGGCAAGGATGCTGACCGTCTTACCCTCAAGATGCGACAGACCACTGACCGTATCCCGTGCAAATGCCCACACAGCGGTCGGAGTTGCCCTGAGAGCGACCGGAATGACCTTGTCCACCTTGGCTGTTGCCACAGTCGCGGAACTCGTAGCGAGGATCTTGAGGCGATAGGAAGCACCTGTGGAATCTGTCAACACAATGGCATCCCCGACATCGGTGGTTGCTGGGTACACAAACAGGCTTGAGGAAGCAGTAATGGTCAGTACGTCTGCCGGCCCCCAGGTTGTGCCGCCTGTCACCGTGACGGTCATAGCGGTCAGGTTTGTGCCGTTGAACGTCGATCCCGCGTCCACGAAGAAGCAGTCTTTGAGCAGGTTGACCTGCCGAGTTGCCATCCGCTCAACGTATCGCACCGAGTTGCCGTTGATAGTGCGTCGAACAATAACGTACAGGGAGTCCTCGTTGCCTTCCGCAACAACGGTGCAGGACTCAAACACGCCGTCGGTGTCGTGCTGATGCCATGCACCGATCTGCTGTTCAGGGACATAGGTCAGCCCAAGCAGTTTGCCTGTCGTTGACACAAACCACAAGAGCGGCTGCGGCGACTTGGCGTAGCACATGTCAACAATGTTGAAGTTGTCGAACAGGTGTGCAGCGCGGATCGACAGGTCGCCAGTGATGAACCCGTTCGACTGCCATGAGTACCCCAACTCGCGAACGTGACCGCCTCTTGCAGCGCAGTACACCATGCTGTTGTTGATGATCTCAGGCTGCACGTTGCTCGCGCCAACGTACGACTGCGGACGGACAGACACCGTGGTCGGTGTGATCGCATCGCTGTTGATCGGGCTGACGCGCCATTCCGCTGCGCTGGTCAGGAGGATCAACTGTGTCAACGGGATGACATGACGGATGGTGTTGGCTTCTCGCGCTGCGACACGGAAGTTGATTCGGTCATCGTCCTTGACAGGAAGCGAGTACGACATGTCGCTTTCAGTTCCTGAACGCGTCATCCACATGCTTTGTGGCTCGTTCGTTGTTCCGGCAAACACCCGACGCTGCTCAAAGTAACTCACGGCCTGTGGGTAGTTCCCTGCCGACATAAACACCGGGTCAACGATGGGAGGCGTGATCCCCATATCAGGCGCAATGTTGTTGTCATTGAACGAATTAGTATCTGATTGTCCGATATAACCATACAAACCATTTTGCTTCTTGTAGATGTTGTATCGCAATGCACCCGACACAGCCGTCCATGTCAGATCATTTGACGCGCCTGTCACATGCAGGTTGTTGTTTACTGTTCCCGAAGGACTAGCAACGCTTTCATCAAACCCGTTTGCTGCAATAGATGTGATGACGTAGTAGTTGTCAAGGTCTTGCGACTGGTTTGCGTACTGAACACTTCCACCACTTGTGTAAACACCAACAGGTGGATTGGTGCTGTTAAAGTGCGCCCCGGTCGTGTAATACTGAACTTCTAATTTAGTAGCAGGAGTTGCTTTATGGATGATCCAAAATCCATTTGCCTCTGTCATTCCAAGAACACCGCTAATTTCAATTGGATCGCCAGCAGATAAATTATGTTCGGCAACGGTTGTAATTACCGCAATTGCGGCGTTTGTAATGCCCGAAATATTAATTGATCGACCGCGATTAGCAGTTACCGTTGGCGCACCAGGTGCTGCTACTGGCGACACAAATAAGATCGTTGACAGCGTCCATGTTGTTGCACCAAGCCGGCGCAATTCGCGTGGTGCGTAGTTTGGGTGGACGATGGTCAGCACATCGGCAGACTGCACATAGTGCAAATCGAACAGGTCAGCCTCTGCGTACGGGGTAGGGATCTCGTACGCGGCTGAAGGAATCAGATACCAATACGTTGCATTGGTTGGCAGATTGCCTGTTGACGCAAGAATGCAATAGTAGTTGTTCCCCAAATAACTGACCATGCTTCCAACCGTGTATGGGGTCGCACCATTGTATGCCGCTCCAGTTCCTGCCAACAGCGTTGCACCTTGCGTGTGAAACCGGACGTACCCATCACCAAGTTCAAGCACCATCGTTTGCGTTGTGCTGAACGTAAACGGGATCAGTCGAGTGCGCTTTGCGCTGTTCTTGACTGCTCGCACAAATGATGTTCCGGGTCGGTTCTCTGCCGGGCCTTGCGGCATGGCAATGAAGTTTCGCAACTTTGCCGCCCCGGTTTGAAACTTGACATCGTCAATGCGTCCAAACATCTCAGGCGACAACTCGCCGCCGGCGAACGAACGGAAGAAGGTGCGTGTCATCGGCATGTTTATCTTCCTGCTGACCAGGGAACGATGTGTTCCACCTTGATGTTTCGCATGTTTGAGTCACTTGTTCGCGCCTGAGACAGATACCCAGCCATCATCTGTAGGCATCGCTTCGCTTCACCTGACCCGGTGTCGCCCTTGATGATCGGCCCTGCAAGCATTGATGCCAAGTGCCAAGACAACGTCATCACGAACAGCGGCGTGAATTTGGTCGGGTCAGACACAAGCGACTGATACCGGAGCATTGCGCTCGCCTGGTTGGTGTAAATCACACCCGCACCAAGGGTGTCAGCCTCAACGGCGTACGGCTGCGGGACGTACTGACCTGCCGCAATGAGCGGCGAGTAGTTGTGTCCAAATGACGGGCTGTCAGTAGGGACGAACTGCGTCGCGTAGTCGTTGGCAGCGTCAGGAGGCAGCACACTGACAATGGTCACGCAGTCACCAGGCACTGCGTATGCGTACTCCCACTCCGGCCACACGTTGGTCACCTGTGCAAGATTGACACGCTTGGAACCGAAGTTCCAGTTGTGCATTTGCAGGAGTGAGTCGCGAGCAATGGGGTAGAAACGATGACACAACCCGGCTTGAAACGATGCTTCAGGCGGGTCAATGCTTGAGACTGTTGCCTCATCCCCGATGTGTGATAGAGCAAGGTTGCAGATGTCAACTTCCGATGCCATAGAAACCTCCTAGAAACAAGGGGGAGCCGTGGTTTCCCAACGACTCCCCCCATGCGGCAAATCAAATCAAAGAATCAACCCTCGTCAACGTCCGCTTCATCATCCGAAGACTTACGCTTGCCCTTGGCTTTCCACTTCCTTCCGGAAGCATCAACCGTTGGCTCGCCGTTGCCTGTGCCTGTCACCAATTCGACACAGTCATTTGAATCTCCGTTGTACTCAAAGACATCACCTTCCTCGCGGATGGAGTTGTCGATGTAGCACTTAACTTTGGCGCGGTACATTGGCATGGTTGAATCCTAATTACTGAACAGTAAATCCGGATGCGTAGAACTTCTTGCCATCCTGAATGTCAGAAGTGATGTAAGCGCACACAGCACCTGTGGTTGGGGTTGAACCGATAGTGCTATATCGCGCTCCTAAGTACCGCGCACCAACACCTGAGCCGCCTGTTGCCTTGTAGATACCAGGCGTGAGGCGAACGTAGTACGAGTTTCCTGCTGGGGTCAGATCAGCAAGTGCAATTGCACCCGAAGATCCACCAGCAACAATGCCCGTAGTAAGAGCAGCATCCGTTGCGTAAATCACTTCAAACTGAAGCGAGGTGAGCGTGTTGTACGCTGCGGTAAGCGTAAACACCATGTACAGATCTTCGCCTTCGCCGATGTCGCGAGCAACGCCAAGATCAATACTGTTTGTGGAAACGACCGGGGTTCCCGCGACAGGCAAAGCAGCCTGTCCGGTGATTGATCCGGTTGCCGGAACAGTTCCGGAAACGACTGATAGTGATTCAATAATCATGTGAGTAATTCCTTTCTAGGAAATTGACTTAGGAAACTTGCGACTCGGTGTTGATGAGCGAATCGACCTTGCGGATTGGAACGCCTTGGAACGACAACCATGAGTTTGGCATACCAAACTGCGAAAGACCTTCGTTGACCTTGAGAACATACTGACTCTTGTCCATCGCCTGAATGGCAAGACCACTATGAACAGTACGGTTCATGTAGAAGGCAGCGCGACCCATTGACAGATTTGGGATGCGGTAAATGGCGCGTGACATCATTTTGATAAGGTTGGTTGCAGCAGTTGCGGCCTGACCGTTTGTACCGGCAATCAAGTCGGTGGTGTTGATGTTGCAGATACGAACAACATAACGCCAGTCCTTCACAACAAGACCGTTCTTCCACTGATAGCGGGTCGCATACGCTTGCATGCGGTTGCTGCTGTCGTAGACGGTCTGTTCGCCAAGATCCTCATGCACAAGTCCTGCCTTGGAACCCTTAGGGAACGGGCAGTACACGGTGTTGTCGCCCCACACAACGAGGTACACCGAGGTGCTTGCAGTGCCTGAGTATGTACTAGAACCCTTAGCGTCCAATACGTTGGCAATGTTGCCAGCACCAGTAAGTGCGGAGTAACGAGGAGCAAGACCAAGGTACGACTTTGGTTCGGTGGCAGGATTGCCGTAGAACAAGGTCGTTGCCTGAGTTTGATTCATCGCCTCAAGGAATGCGGTGTCTTCGGACAAACGGAATTGAGCCGTGTTTCCGTTGAGCATTGCAAGATCCTTGTCAACTTCGGAACGAGCCTCAAGGATGCCGCATGCTTCGTCAACCTGTGCGGTCGATGACTTGCTGTTTGGGATGCCTTGATTGAGTGCGCGCCAATACACGGTTGGAAGACCAGTACGAATGACTACGCGTTCGCCGGTTGGCAAATTGCCTTCCTTGAACACAGCGTCCTCAAGGACTTCGTTGGTTTGCGACAGAAGTTCGGCGATAATTGGAACGGTACCGTTTGGATCTAAACGCTTCGCCCAGTCGGCGAGTGTTAGATTGCTATTGCTATTTGCGATTACTGCCATGTGAGTGTTTCCTTATAAATTAGGACTGTTTGGAATAAAGGAAGGCTGCTTGGCTGGCGAAGTCTCGCGGCCGTCCCTGTGTAGGGGCTGCACCGTTTGCTTGTCCAACGTAGCGGTCTTCGGAAATTGACTTACCCGCTCGGAACATAAACCGGATGAACTCCGGGTGATTTCCAAGACCGGATTCGTTCAGTAGTGATCGAAGTTCAGGTGTCCCGAACTGGTCGAGTGCTTTCTTCGCGGTGGACAGGTTCTCGGAGAGTTTCTCTCCCCCGAATTCCTTGTCAACCTTTGAACTGTCAGCCCATTGTGTACGAAGTGTCTCGATCTGCTGGGCTTGACGCGCCTCCATCTTTGGAGCCATGCGGTCAAGTACCTTCTGTGCAGCATCTTGGGTCAGGTTCAATTCCTTTGCAACTTCAGCGAATGCGGTTAGCACTTCTGCGTCGAATGCTTTGCCTTCTGAGGCTTTGAATTCGTACTTTTCGGGTGCGCCCTGTGGAGCGTCAACCTTTGTTGCGTCGGGTTCGACAGCCTTGGTTGCATCCGCAACTTGCTGTTCCTGTCCTTCAGTTGCCTTGCCACCGTAGAGCGCGTCAGCAATGCTTACATCGCTCTTGGGTGCAGCGTCAGCGACAGCAGTGTCATTGGTTGTTGCTGTTGTCGTTGTCAGTGTGTCTGCCATTGTGTTCCTTCACCATCGTTGGGTACAACTCCGGGCAAAGCGAGTGGATCATGTCGAGGGTACGCAGTCCAAAGTTCCGGTTTCCTTCTGCAAAGGCCATTGCCATTGCATTGGTGTTGAAACTAAGCCTAAATACTCCAGCCTGATCAAGATGTCGCCACAAGAATCGGCGACCTCGCTTGCTACTCATCAACCACTTGATATCCGATTCCTCGATTTCCTTGGACAGTTTGTCGCGCAGATCGCGTTCTGCTTTCGTGCGCTCCTGTCCACGGATGTCGAGCGGGTCATAGTTGCTCATTGGATAAATTTAGCGAGCGTTATTCACAATACGGGTACTACACCTGAGAAGGTGACGGTGATCCGTACCCTGAGAATTGATTCATCACATCCATCAACGCGTTCTGACCGCCGCCAGTCGGAGCCTGTGCAAGATTCTTGGCGGTCTGACTTTCTTGCTGCATCATTGCGACCTGCTCCTTTGCAGCCATCGCCTTGTTCCGTGCGTCGCGGATCAGTGCCACCTGCTTGTCGGCAACGATCAGACTTGGGTCAACACCGAGCATGTCGGAGTACGAGTCCACCCACTGGTCAGCGTCAAACTTGTCAAGCACATCAGGCTTGAAGGTAGCGACTTGACCGAGGTTCCCAACGAATCTGTCAACGCTGTTGGTTCCGATGGCGCGTTGAGCCTGGGCAAGCATTGACACGAACTCAACGCTCAAGTCCATGCCTTGCAGTTCGGGTGGTGCTGGCGGGACAATGCCGGCTGCAACCATGCGAGTAAAGGTGATGTCAATCAGCGGGTCAAGGAGTTCGTTGTGCAGACGCTCAAGCACCGGGCCGAGCATTAGCAGTTTCTCCTCATGCCGCTCTGCCACCTCAGTCGCCGTCATGCGGGTGTCGGTGGCGTTGGCAAGCATCAGGAACAGGTCAGCGTAGAACGATCCGCGCACACGCTCGCGCACATCCTGAATGTCACCAAGCAGGTGTTGCAGGTTGAGGTTGACCTCAAACGCGGTCTTGATCCCTGAGTTGACACCATCGACAAACGTAATACCACCAGGCAACATCTCAACGTCGCGGTTCTTCATGTTCGCCGGGACTTGCAGCGGCGGTTTCGTCTGGTAATCGATGACCTGCGCCTTGCGTAGTTGTTCGTGTTGCAGTTGCTTGATGTCACCCAATGCTTCCATGCCAGGCGAGTTCCCGTAGATATCACCCCCAACGGTTGACCAGCGAGGGACAAGGCATGGGAACTGAGCAAATCCACTTTCAGATAGGAACTTGTTTGGCTCTCCTCCGATCTCAAAGTAGTAACTAGCCCACGGCATATTCTTGTTGTCGCGCTTTGAATGATCGCGGTCAGCGCGAGGTTCAATCGCATGAATAATGCTGATCCATTGGTCAAGGGAACCCCTGTCGAATTGGTTCTGCACACTTGTCGAACAGTTCTTGTAGCCAAACTCTTTGACGAGTTCGCTGACGGTCTTTTCAAATTCTCGGTACAGGGTGCAAACGCGACCCTGATAGTCCGTGGCAATGCAATACTCGCCGCAAGTCACGGGGTACTGGTGGATGACATTAGTGAAGTCCGGCAGCACGATTGAGGCGGCCGTACCAAATGTCCCAAGTTCCTCGTACATTCCGTGCAATGCGCGATATGTGTTGGATCGTTGAAAGACCAACTGCATGCGCTTCGTGACATCATCAAGCCACAGTTTAACTGGCTGGTAGGAGTTCAACTCAGGGTCGGCGGTTCCGAGTCGAAACCACGGCCGCGCCGGCGAAGTTGCACCAGCCATCATCCCTGCACCGAGAGTTCGTAGGGCGCGAGTCCCTGTGTTGTCGTAAATGGCGTTATGTCGGCGGTGTCCTTTGTCGCGGTCTTGCGTGAAGTATCGACCATTGCGAGGAAGGATGAAGGTTGTCAACTCCTGATAGTGCGCCCACCAAGACGCACGTTCAGACTTGAGTTGACCCCACCGCGTGAACAGCCTGTCGCGTGTTGGAGCGTTTTCGTACGAGTTGTTGTCGCCAGTGTATTGACTCATGTTTATCCACCTAGCAGCGAACTGCGTCCGAGCGCGAGCGAGTTCGGGTCAACACCTGCCGGCCCGGTAAGCATTGTTCCTGACACACCACTACCTGCTGCCTTTGATGCACCTGCCATGATGCTGCTGACATCGGGTGAGCGGCGGTTGGCAGCGTTGATTGCCATCTCGCTTTGGCGTTGCTGGGAGGCTGCTGCTTGTGTTGCCTGAGCCTGCGCCTTCTTCTGTTGACGCATTGCGTCCTGTTGCGCCTGTTGTCCTGCCATTGCCGAAGCGGCAGACACACCAACCCCTGCGGCGGCTGCGCCGGCTCCGATTGCTGCTGCTCCGGTTGCTGCTGCTGCTGCTGATGATGCGCCAAGCGCAAGTCCAAGTGATGTAAATAGTGGCATTACAGTTCCTTTGCGTATGTTCGTTCGCTTGCCTGGAATCCCATCCGAGTGAGCATCCGCTCCACGGTGGTGTTGACCATCAGGTCTGACATTGTGGCGACCTGTGCGCCTTGTTCCTTTGCCCACGCCTCGTAAGCCTTGACAAGCAGGATTGCTGCCCGGCTACCCCGTGCGTCTTCGTTTACCCACCATGCGAGTTCGTGCGCCATCTTGACACGGGGGCAGAACCAAATGGGGTTGATGATTGCGCCGAGCATGGCAACGATTACCCCACCAAGGTCAGCGACGAACACACACCCATGTTCCATGAGCGCGTGGATCGCGGCTTCCAGTTCCGTGTCGGTTGCGTTGATCATCGCTGCGTGTGGCGCGAAGTTGTGGAATTGCCTACTCATATGCGTAAGAACCTCCACATCGTCAATTGTTGCGCGGCGAATCGTCAGCATAAATTA